ATAGTACATCGTGAAGGATGCAAACGATTCATCATTCTGCTCCCAATTGCGATACAGCACAGCTCTCAGTCTTTGGCCTGGAGTCTTGCCGGTCAGCTCTTGGTCTGCCTTCAGCTCATCCAATAGCTGCTGCTCCTCTTCATGAAAATGCTCCGGCTTGATAGCCAAATAGCACAGCTGCTGATTCATGGTGAGTAGTGCCGCTGCCTTGTCAGGAGACATCTCCTGTGTGCCAAAGGATACCTTCCAGGTACGGTCCTTCCGGCTGACGATTGATTCAACGATTGCCGGAAGTATGATCATCTATCAGCCAATTAAGGTATACCTGTGCCTTGCGGAGGTCTTCAATGAATCCTTTCTTCTCGTACCTCCACACATACTTCAGGATGTTGCCTTTGATGTATCCGCGATATGCCTCCTGGCTCATGCTTGCCTTGATGGCATCGATGCATTCAACAGCTCCTTTATAATGGTCAGGATCGTGGCTCACGAGAGATTCATGGTTACAGTGATTTCTCCCTCATGCTCAATCACTTGCTTGTCGCGCCATCCTTCATTGCACTTCAGGTCAAATATCAGCCCTGTGGTGTTCCCTTCTCCATTCAGCAGAGCAATCTTCTTACGAGCTGTGATATCGGCCTTAATAGCTTTTAATGTTTCGGAAAATGCTGGATAGGATTCATACTCCCATAGGCTTGTAACCATCAATCCGAGATGGTGTGCAAATCCTTCCACTGTCGGCACAATCGGTTTAGGAACGTCCGTAAGTGTGCCTTTAGTGTTCAGTGTAGGAAGTGTGTGAGCTTGGCACTTCGCCACATATTCAAGATATGATTCAGCCATTATCTGTGCAGTCTGTACTCTTAGTGGTCTTCCTGTCATTTACGATTTGTCTTAAATAGTCCTTGGTTAGTGATGTGCCAAAGTCTGCCTCATGGTGACAGACTCTGCAAAGTGCGATAAGGTTGTCTGGAGTATCTCTGTATTTGCTGCCGCCCATCCCTCTGGCTTGGATATGGTGGATGTCAACAGCTGATTGGCCGCACACTTCGCAAGAGATAAAATCGGTCGTGGTAAGGTTGCGTGATTCAAGGTAGATGATCTTGTACGATTTCAAATACTTAGTGTTCAGTTATGTAAAAATCTGTAGCCAAGCCACTTCTGCCCATTTTAAACGGATGATTCGATTTCCATTCATCCCAATTGCTTTTATCATCCTTTAAATCTTCATCATATTTTTCCAATTTTGCAATACACGCCGCCCAGTATTCAGCCGCTGCATTGGGATTTGAAAAAACTGCTAAGATGATATGGTCATTATTGTCCATATGATCATGTGCTGTGACTATATATACTTTGTTCATAATTTTTGTTTTCTGATTATCACTTCGATGGAGAATTCCCCATTGTTATGCTCCTCTGGTCTGTCGGCATTGGTAGCTGTGTCAATGACCGCAAAAGATTCAACACACTGATGCAAACCAATGCAGGCACAGTTAATGATTCCGGCAAGGCTGAACGTGTGTGGTGGGTCGCACTCCATCGGAAGGTAGAAGTATTTATGGTCTTCGTTCCATCGGCTCGGAAGTGTGCGTTTTCTTTCGTACAAATCCCGATGCGGCACGGAAATAATCACCACGCCGCCCGGCTTGCAAATCCTCATCCAGTTCTTGACCGCTGTCACCGGATCATCAAGATGCTCCAGGACGTGACTCGCATAAACATAATCGAATTGATTGTCCTGGTAGATGTCCATGGTAGTAGCATCGCACATATCTTTATCGTGATGTATGCAATCGGTCAGGCTGATGGTATCTGCGCCATCGTGTGTATCAATCCTGCCACAGCCGATGTCAATACCTTGGCCCTTGATGTATTTCCGGTAAAAGCCTTCCTTGACTCTCCTCTTATGTGCCTTCCTGGTCTCCGCCATCTGTAACAAAGTTAGGGTATATCTTCTGCAATCGTGAAACGCAATAGGCCATGTTGCTGCTGTTGTAGATTGGCCACCAATTCTTTCCTTCGCTGACTACATTAGGGCAATATGGGGACAGCTCCAATGCTCTTGGCAGATCGAATATCTCCGCTACTGCGAATGGGCTGCTCTGGTTACCAAAGTGAAAGACACCACCAGCTATCTCATAGGCCATCTCCCGAAAGTCTGAACATTGTACATGAATAGCATCAGGACAATATTCCAAGAATGATTGGTATTCTTCCTGCACACCAATGAAATGAACATTCATTCCTGATAGCATTCTCCACTTACTAAATTCTCCGGCTGCATTATTGCGATACCTGGAAGATAGATTCACGGTGATGTATGGCCTGCGATTGCTAAGACGATGGAAATCATTGACGAATAATTGACCAGGTCTTAACTCAGGATAGACTGCCATAATCCATCTGCGGATGTCATAAGCCGATAGATTGATGCGCTCTTCCCTGAATAGGTCCAGATTGTAATCTACCTCCTCGCCATTCCAGATCTCGCATTCAATCCCACAGTGTTGGACCAATGGCCGGAGCATCTCGCACATCTTCTGATTCAGCATCACTCCTCCACCTGGATGGTGAAGACCGGTCGCATACTGTGCCGGTCGGTCCGGATTCAGATAGAGTTTGCCCGGGCCTTGGGCCGCAATGGTCGGTAAGATGTAGATGATGTCACCTGCATTTCCGCTGTGTAGGTAGGTCTTCATTGGTTGTATAGGTTTTCAAGGTTTCTCATCGCATCCACACGACACGATGGGCAGGATGACAGCCGACGATTCAGCACCGTCCAGGCCAATCGATTGATGGTCGCATTCTCCTGCTCATCGAAACTCCATGCAAGATTTCTCTTGTATGCGCTCCACTTGGGCAGGAGTTTGGAGAATTCTGCCTTCTGCTCTTCATTCATAGATACAAGGTCTTGCTGATGAATCGTGACAGGATGGGTGAAATCCCTGCGAAGATTGGATTGACTCCGATTAGCATCAGAGCGATGAGCGACAGCCAGAAGGAGAGACATTCGGGACAGGTGAACACATAGTATCCACCGAATACGCCATCAGGATTCATGCAATTATTCAGAGCGAATGGCACTACCGCACCGACAATGGAGAGCAGAATGAGAAAAATGTCAATGGTCATAGTTTTGGCAAAGTTAGAAAATATAGGATGAAAATTGTGATTCAAATTTACAGGGGATGATTCCGGTCCGTCCATTGCGGTTCTTAGAGATGATAGTCTCAGCATCTTCCACCAATGGCTTGTCATTGTCATAGTAGGCAGGACGGAATGGAAAGATAACCAGATCGGCATCTTGCTCAATCGCTCCTGATTCGCGAAGGTCTGCAAGCCCTGGTCTCTTGTCTGTCCTGCTCTCGCTGTTCCGGTTCAATTGGCTGAGTGCGGGTTCAATTGGCTGAGTGCGATGACTGTCACATTCGATTCACCAGCAATCAGTTTACATTGGCGAGAGATGTAGGCCACCTGCTGCTCCCTGATGGCTCTGGAATCGTGTGGATTGATCAGGCCAAGATAGTCAATCACTACCATGGATATCTGATGCTTCGCTTTCATAATCTTTACCTTCGCCCTTATCTGGTCAATGGTCTGCCTTCGCGTATCGTCAATGTAGATTCCCATCCTTGCGATATTGTTGAGCCGAGCCATTGCCTCCAATTGTTCCTGAGATAGATTGGCTGTCCTGATGTATTCGCCATTGATGGAGTATTCAGCCGATAGTATCCTGTCCACCAATCCTTCTTTCGTCATCTCCAATGAGAAGAATGCTACCTTGTTACCGGCCAATGAATGCCGGATGGATAGTGCTGTGGCCCAAGATGTTTTTCCCATGCCAGGTCTTCCGGCCACCACCCAAAATTCACCAGGCACAAGACCACCTGTGAACTTGTCAAGAGTCTCCCATCCTGATGCGACACCTAATGTGCGGATGCCTTCTGCCTTTCTCTTGGCGATGTCATTGACCCGATCTACAGCTACCTTGTGAATGTGTACACCATCGGTTCTATTGATGACTCCCAATTCATCCATCTTTCGCTGTGTATCTGCCATCAGTGTGAATGGGTCATTGTTGCTATCCTGTGCCTTGTATTCCAATTCCTTGGCAATCTTGGCCAAATTGCGCTGAATGTACATCTGATGTAGCACCTTGATTTTGTATTCAATGGCACTATCGCTGACATACTTGGCCGCTATCTGTGCCGTGATGACAGGTTTGAATTGGAGCTTGCCCATC